GTGGTCTCCTTCGCCAGGAAGACGCCGCCCTTGGTCTTGGTGTCCACGACCGGCAGCGCGATCAGCATGTTGAAGCCGACCGGGATCGGGAGCTGCAAGGCCAGCCGCTCCGCGATGGTCTCGGTGCCGGCGATGTCGTACTGAAGCGCGTTGCTCATTCTGCGTTCTCCTCGCTCGGGTAGTCGCCCATGGCCTCGGCCTGCTGCTGCTCGTACTCGCGGAGCTTCGCGTTGATGCGCTCCAGCGCCGACGCGCGGCCGACCAGTTCACGATAGTTCTCGAAGCTGTCCACGCCGGACATCATGAGGCCGGCGATGTCTTCGAGTTCCCGCTTGATATAGTCCCTGATGTACCTGATCTCGATGTCCATGACGGTCTCTCTTGGGTTGGGTTCAGAGTGAACCTCAGCGGCGGATGCCGTTGAGGATGTCGTTCACCAGTCTGGCGCCGGCTTCCTTCCGGGCGTCTCCGGCCCGCATGGCCTCCGTCGCCATCTTGGCTCCCGCTTCCTTGGCCTTGATCTGGACGTTCGCCATGTCCACGGCGAAGTCTTTGTTGATCTTGTCCTGCCGGATGCGGTTGGCCTCTTCACGGATGGCGGCATCCTTCTGCTGAAGCTGGAGGACGGGGTCCTGGGCCTGCTCCTGCGCCTGCTGCTGCTGGGCTTGGGCCTTGGACGCCATGGCGGCACGGGACGCCGCCTCGGCGATCAAGGGTGCCACGCGGCGCTCCAGGGCGGGCGGCAGCGGACTGGTCGGCAGCGGGAAGCCCATCTTCTCCAGCACCTCCTGCCGGTGCAGGAAGGCCATGTGTTCGGCGACGTGGGCCGAGATGGCGGCGGCGGTGGCCTGGGCGGTGGGGGACTGGCCGATGATGGCGGCGGTGCGCGGGTCCTCGATCAAGGTCATGTGCGCCTTGATGTGGGCGCGATGGTCCTGCTCGATCCCGGCCTTGACCGGCTTGCCGGTCATGAGGTGCATGTTCTCGGTGATCGGGTCGGCCGGCGGGACGTTCTCCTTGTTCGGCACCATGGCGTCCACATCGCCCACGCCCATGGCGCGCAGCATGGCGCGGTGGACATAGGGCTGGTCGTACTGCTGCGGGTTGCGGGCGGCGAGTTCCACCACGGCCTGGGCCTGGAGAATGCGGACGGCGGAGGACGCAGCGCCGGGATCGGAAACCGGAACCACGGACAAGTTCATCTGCAAGTCGCGCTGGAAATCGTGCCCGCGTCCCGTCTTGGTCTGGTAGGTGTGACCCGACCGAACAAGTGCATCCTTGATCATGTCGATTTCGTCGGCGAAGGCGGCGTAGATGCGCGCCTGCACAGCCGACTGCGGCTTGGTCTGATGCTCGATCATGGCGACGATGGTGCCGACCGGCATCTCGCCCGTCTTGGTGGGAAGCTCGGCCACCGAGCCGATGCGCCGTCCCTCCTCGACCATGGAGCCCATGAGGCCGACCAGGACGGAGGAGGGCTCCTTGAACTGAAGCTGGAAAATGTTGTCGGCGATCTTGCCGGACATGAACTCGATGTCGCGGAACTCGCCGGGCTTGAGCGGCGTGCTGTCGTTGCGGGTCCTGAAGCCCTTGCCCTTGTAGCCGGCAGGGAGGTTCGAGAGGGTGCCGGCGTCCACGGTCTGACGCAGGATGGAGGTGGCGCCCGTGGCAAGCCCGGCCATGAGGGTCAGGAGGCCGATGCCGTAGAAGCCGAAGCCGGGGATGTAGCAGTAGGCGACCATGTCGCGCAGGCGCGAGTAGGTCGGATCGCCCTCGGCCCAGTTGCGGCGGATCGCCATGACCTTCATCGAGCCGGTCTCGACGGTCACGACGTAGGGCAGCGGCAGCCCATCCACGCGCCCGGTCTCATCGGTATGCTCGAAGCCCGGCAGGTCCAGGTCGATCTGCATCTCGATGAACTGGTAGCGGTCGTCGTACTGGTTCGACGGCTCGATGCCCTGGGTCTTGGCCTCGTCGATCTCGGTGTCGGTGGCGGCGGGCATCGGGGTGGCGAGATCATGCTCGAACCACCACCCGCTGTGGATGTAGCGGTCCACCTCCTCCTTGTAGAGGCGCATGATGTGGGTGATGCGCGGGGCGGAGAAGATGTGCGTCGAGCCGAATGGCACCACCACATCCTCGGCCGGGATGGTCTGGGCCACCGGGCGACGCTTGGTCGGGTCCATCCAAACCTTACGGAAGACCATGCCTGCCGAGCCGAGACGCCAGAGACCTTGCTCGACCTCGGTGCGGTACTCCGGCATCATCTTGGTGGTGACGTAGTTCATCTCCGCCTGCACACGCGCGGCGGCCTGGGTCAGCTTGTCGTCCTCCGGGCCATCCACCTTCACCTTGCACGGCCCCGACAGGGGGAACATGTCCATGATGGTTGTGGCCTGGAACCGGATGACGGCCTCGGTGATCATCGGGTGAACCACGCCGCAGGCATTGGGCCAGGGGCTCGACCGGCTCTCGACCTTCAGGCCGAACAGGCGCAGGGCGTCGCGGTAGGCGTCCGACCACTCGACGCGCGACTGCTCGTCGGCATTCCAGATTTCGATGATCTTGTGGCCGAGCTTGGACAGTTCGTCGTCCTGCATGCCGAGGACGAGGTTGGCGCTGTGCGGCAGGGCGCGCCCCACCTCGCGCGCAGCTTCGGCGGCAATCTCATCGGCGCTGGGCATCTCGTCGGGGACAAGCTCGACCTCGATGGTCTCGGCCACCACGACCTGAGGCTCCATGTCCTCGTAGGCAGCGCGCGCGATACCGCTCATGAATGGACGCTCCGATTGGGTTCACGGTGAACTGTACCACGGAAGGAGTTCATCAGTAATACTCCATCGCGGCTTGTTCAACTTCTTCTTCGACATCCTCGCTGAGCGGCGCGTCGGTGCGGATGAAGTTCCCCTCCTTCATGAAAGACAGGGCCATGGAGATGGTGTCCACGAAGTCGTCGTGCTGGCCCTTCGGGAAGGACGCCAGTTCCTCGATCACTTCCCTGGCCCAGGTCCGGTCCGGGTGGAACACGCGCCCGGCGGCGAAGACATCGCTGACCTGCCGGAGACGACGGACCTTGTTGCCGGTGGCGGAGGTGGGGGTGAACCCCCGCACGGGCAGGCCCATCTGGCGAAGCTCGGTGACCAGTGGCGCGCCGGCCGCCTTGGTTTCGATGATCATCAGATCGGGCCGGGCATCGCGGTAATGGTTGAGCATGGCCTGCTTGAGATCGGCGTAGTCGAGCCGGTCCCGGGTGGCCTCGGTCATCAGGGCGCAGTCCTGGCTCTCGCCGTCGATGTCGGTCTCAAAGACCGCCCAGGTGGTCCAGGCTGAGAAGTCGTTCTCACGGTCCGTTCCGTGGGCGGTGTCCACTGTAGTCACGATGAACTTGGCGTCCGGCAATTCTCCCCTCCACTCGCGCCACGCGGTGCGCTTGATGATGGCGGCGATGTCGGAGGTGGGGTCCTGCTGGTACTGCGCCGCCCAGTGCGCGGGGTCGAGTTCGTCCTGGAGGGCTTCTATCTCTTCCAGCTTCCAGAACTCTGGCCAGAGTTGCCTGCCGGAAGGCAGAAGGGCGGGGAAGCGGATTACGGTCCACTCAGCCACCTTGCGCTTCTTCTGCTGCTCCAGAAGGCGCTCGGTCATGTCCTGCTTGCCCCAGCGCGTATGCACCAGGGCGATGGCGGCGCCGGGCTGGAGGCGCTGGCGCGGCCCCTGCTGATACCACGTCCAGACCTTCTCCCAGACCTCGGGGTTGTAGTCGCCATCGCGGGCGTCCTGTTCCGAGTAGGGGTCGTCAATGATCAGGAGATCAGCGCCTCGGCCGGCGATAGCCGAGCCCACACCCGCCGCGTAGAACTCGCCGCCCAGGTTGGTGTTCCACTTACCCTGCGCCTTGCTGTCCTCGGCCAGGGTCACGCCCGGGAAGATGCTCTGGTAGATGTCGGTGGCCATCAGGTTGCGGATGCGCCGACCGAACCCCTTCGCCAACTCTGCTGTGTGGGTGGCGATCATCAGCTTCCGGTCGGGGAACTTGCCGATGTACCACGCCGGGAAGAGGTAGGAGGTGAACTCGGATTTCCCATGCCGGGGCGGCATGTTGATGATGAGGCGCTTCTTCCTGCCAAGGGCGATGTCCATGAAGGCGACAGCCATCTTGCGCAGATGATGCCCTTCGATGAAGCCGGGCCACACCGCCCGCACGAACGCCATGAAGTCGTTCGCCGCTCTGGAGCGCTGGTCCTCCAGAACCAGCTTCTCCAGCCGCACAAACACCTCGCCCCGCTCAGCGGGCGTCATCCTCGGGAGATTGTGAACGAGGCTCTGGATGGTGTGGACGGAGATGCCGGCGCGCTGGAGGGTGGAGGGGTCAAGCTCCTTGATCCCGGCCAGCAGCCTCGCGACACGGTCAGGCTTGCGGCTCATGCGCGCGGGCGGACCAGAGGCGTCCAGAAGGTGAAGCCCTGGAGATCGCCCAGGGCGATCAGGTTCCTCACATACTCCGGGTTCGACACGACGTAGGGGTGTCCCGGGTACTCGGGATCGGCTGCCATCTTCTCATTCCACAGGAGGACGCTTCCGTCCTTGTTGTAGAGATGGAAGGTGCTGATGGGCAACCAGTTCATGTCTTCCTCAGCAGATTGGAGATCGCCTTGGGGTCTGGCGCGCGCTTGGGCGCCGCCCCGAAATCCGGTTCATCATGAACCGTGCTTCGCCCGAAGCTGTCGCGTTCGGTAGGGCCTGCCGGAGAAGGGGGTGGGTTCCGGGAGACGGTGGGGGTGGGGGTCTCCCGCGCAGCGGCAGGCACAGGCTGTAGACGTTCCCTTATGAGGGATACCACAAAGGCATTAAGCCCACCCTTGCCCGCCGCCTCGGTCAGCTTGGCATGAAGATCAACGGGCAGCCTAAGGCTGAAGCCTACGGTGGGTTCTGGCATGGCCTGAGTGGTTGGTTGGTTGGTTGGATGGTTGGATGGTTGCATGGTTGGTTGGTTGGTGGCAAGCATAAAGTCGGTGTGTGAATGCGGTGGGTAGTAACGGCTGTGGGGCCGCCCCTCCCGGCCCGGCCAGGGGGTGCCGCCCGGGGGTGGGGGCCAGCCGCCCCCGGGCACGCTGCATCCCGTCATCCCGCCGGGTCTACGTCATCCCAATCGGGTTCGGCGCCTGCCGCTGGCGCGGGGTTGGGTTCACCTTGGACCGAAGGCACGTCTACAACGTCAGAGGACAGGCGCGCCGCGACCGCGTCTAGCACTCCGGCCAGCGCAAAGCCCGCTTCCTCTAGGCTTTCCGCGCGTTGGTCCTGAGGCTTCCATGCGTCCACGCCAGGGAGCGAGCCCAGCAATTCAACGGCCTTGATGCGCGTTGAACCCTCGCGCGCGGTCTCGGCCTCTTCCACTAGCCTTTCGAGGACATATCGGCGCAGGTCCGAAACCCCTACGCTTCCCGTCACTCCGGCCAGCGTGCGCCTGACCCGCTCACTCGCCATCACGCGCGCAACATCCCGCGCTTCAGCCGGTCCCGGTCTACTCTTCCCCCGCGCTTCCGCCAGCGCCCGCGCTGGGCTTTGCCCCGCTAGGATGCTTTTGGCCACTAGGCTCTCTTCGGGGTTGAGGACCCCAAGCAAGCCGCTTGCGCGGGTCTTTCCCATAACGTTACGTCCCGGCATCTCGTTGCCTCCGCCATGGCCAGGGAAGCCCCGGGCGCGCCATGCGCCCGCGCCCAAGCCCCGAACCCGGGACGTTACATCCCGTTACACTTCCTTACAATCTGAAACACACCATAGGGTTCACTTTGAACCGCAAAGCGCCTAGATAGGGCTTGCGTGCCTATTGCTCTTTTCCCAAGTGAATACAGCGGCCGCGCGGCAGGCGCGGGTTCGGGGGGCGTGAACCCCAAGGCCAAGTCACGCTAAGGCGTTTGCGCGCATCCTGGACACTCCGGCAGGAACGGCGCACCAAGGCAACAGAGAGTGCCGCGACCGCGCCGAAAAAGAACCGGAAAGCATCCTCGCCACATGACGCTAACCCGCCCGGCGCGCGCCTCCACCCTGCGCGCCTCGCAAGGGTTCCCGTAGTGCGTGACGGCGCGACTTTGCCTCTTGCCTGGCCCTGGCCGGGTGCAACGCTACCGGCGCATCCAAACGCGATCCGGTCCCGTATCGTCGCCCCCTCTCACGCCCCGCCTCTCACTATCGCAGGATGCGCCACCCTGACAAGGCAAGCCGGCGCGAAAGCGCCCGGACCGGGCCGCGCTGCGAAGCGCCACCCCAAAGCCCCGGCACAACCGGCAGGGAAGGGAAGCCCCCCGGCGCGCAAGCGCCGCAACCGCCACCCCGCGCCACCCCGGCGCGGGTCCCGCCCCGCAAAGGCTAGGGCGGACTGACTAGGTGCAAGGTTCATGTGGGATCACCAGCGCGAAAGCGTTGTCCCTAGAGTGACTTGCAAGAGATCAGTCCGCCCGGCCACCCCGCCAGCCTCGCGATAGGCTCGCGCGGTGGCCCTGGCATCCCGCCAGCGCCGATAGGGTTCGCAGTGAACCCAAACCCCGCAAGGAACAATCCAATGACTGCCACCGCCATCAACTACGCCGCCGCCGCCTCCGCCATCCTCGCCCACCTGTCCAGCGAGAACGTGGTGCGGCTCGAAAAGAACAAGGTCCTGAAGACCTTCACGGACCGCATGAACGTCCATGTCCTCTCCGCCTATGCCGAGACCGCCATCGTCATCGCCGGCATGATCAACGCCGGCATCTGGTCCGCCCGGAAGCAAGCCGGGGGCGCCAAGTCCGCCAGCGTCCTCCTGAAGACCGCGCTGGTCGCCGAGGGCGAGGCGCGCGAATTGAACCCCGCCAAGGTCAAGCGGCTGGTCGAAAAGTCCTCCGCCATCCTGACCAAGAAGAACCTCGCCATCCCCGGCTTCGCCGAAGCCGCGCGCGGCGGGTCGGTCGAGGCCGTGCTGGAGGCGCTTGCCGCCGTCAAGATCAAGAACGAAAAGGCGCTGATCAAGCATGTGGACGGCGAGCGCGAGGCCGACCCGGTCGCGCGCATCCTGACCATGATCGAGGGGCTGGACGAGGCCCAGCGCGCGCGCCTGAATGAGGCGCTGGGCGAGGATGGCCAGGACGACGACAAGCCCGCCCCGCGTGGCCGTGGCAAGTCGCCCGAGGCGCATGTCGTCCACAAGCCGGCCTGATACCTGCCGCTGACGCGGGGTGGAAACGCCCCGCGTCATTCGGTTCACCATGAACCCTATCCCGCAAAGGACCCCCGCCATGCGCGCAACCGTCACCGTCACCGTCCTGTCCGGCAGGCTGAGCAATGGTCGCATCCCGCCCGCGCCTCGCGCCAAGGTCCGGGCCAAGCGCAGCAAGGATGCGACGCCCAGCGTCCTTGGCTATCGCCTGCAAGAATACCGGGGCGATGTCTCCGCCAGCACGCGCGACCATTGGTTCGCTCGCCAGTCCAAGGGCCGCGTGCGCTGATCATGGGGTGAGGCGGTTCGCCGCCTCTCTTCCCGATAGGGTTCACTTGAACCCTAACCGGAAGGGCAATCCCGCCCTGACATGGAGGACTGACCATGGGCCATGACGAAATCATCGCCGGCCTGGACAACGGCACGCTCGGCGTGATCGACCTGCTGCACGCCGTCCACTCGCACCTGATCGAGGACGAAAACAAGCGACGCGCCAATGGCGAGGCAGTCCACGCGACCTCCGCCATGCGCAACCTCACCATGGCCGCCGTCAATGCGTGGGCCGGGCTGTTCGTGCAGTCCATCGTCTGCTCGCACAACGCGACCTTGGAGATGGTGCGCCACATGGAGGGAACCGACCGCTGACCTGTCGCTGGCGCGGGCTCACGCCAGACATACGGTTCACCTTGAACCCTATCCTCCACCCAACAGAAGCATGAGGGATATACCCATGACCAACGTCATCACCAGCGCCGCCGCTATCGTCGCCGAGATCAACCGCCGGTTCTCCGCGCGCAAGGTCGAGCCCCGCTACGGCTACGTCACCCAACTCCCCCGCCTTCGCTGCCCGGACGGGTTCAACGTCTCGGTGCAGGCGAGCAGCACGCACTACTCGTCGCCGCGCCGCGACGATGGGCCTTATTCCAAGGTCGAGTGCGGGTATCCCTCCGCTCCCATGCCCACGCTCTATCAGTGGAGCGAGGTGCGCTACGACTACGACGACGAAGCCGAAGAAGGGAGCCGGCACAGCGACGGCGCGCAGGTGACCGACACCGTCTGGCCCTACGTCCCGATCACCGCCGTCGCCGAGGTGATCGCCAGCCACGGGGGGCTGCTCCCCGAGGAATGATAGGGTTCATCTGAACCCTATGCCTACCCCGCAACCACCATCCCGCAAGGAGAGGGAACCATGATCTACATCTACGGGCGGACCCGTGCGCCGCGCAAGACAACCGACATCTACCTGCCGCTGACGCGGGAGGATCGCCCGCTGTTCTCCGGCGAGCGCCAGCCCATGTCGCTGGCCTTCTTCGACGCGACCAAGAACCACCGCTGCGCCGACCGCTACGAGCGCAGCATCCTCAGCCCTATCGGCCACCGCAAGGGGGTCAAGGGCCGCACGCTCCGCAACCATCGGGAGGGCTGACAAATGCGGCTCGTGTATCAGGTGACCTACCGCCACCAGGACATCCAGGTCGAGGTGTTTGTGGAGGCGAGCGACCGGCGCGACGCGCATCGCAAGGCTGATGCCCGGCTCCACGCCGAGGTGATGGGCGCATCCCGCTTCACTTGCTGCCGCATCGTGCTGAACAACACCAAGCCGGAGGGTTACCCGCATGTTGCCCCCTCGCCTGTCGGCTGCTGAGTGCGCCGCCTACGTCGAGCGCGAGAGGCTAACCATGACGCTCGCCCTGCGGGCAGGCTATGTGCGGGAGGCTTTCGATTGCCTCCCGTTCATCGAGCGCATGACCAAACACATGCACTCCGCCCGCTGGCACGAGAAAGAACACGGACAGGGTTCATCGTGAACCCATAGGCACGACCTTCAGCCCTGCCGCTGCGCGGTCCCCGGCGGCAGCACTGAGGGACGCCCTCATGCGGTTCATCGTGAACCGTATCCACGAAGGAGATCACCATGTACAAGGAGTTCCGCTGCCCGAACGCCCGCGTCCAGGCCGAGATCGACGCGCTCCCGAAGATGGACCCGGCCGCGAAGAAGCGGTGGGTCGATGCCCTCCTGTCCGGCGAGTACAAGCAGGCAACCTCCGCCCTCCGAACCTCGAAAGGGTTCTGCTGCCTCGGCGTGGCGGCCGACGTGTTCAAGGCCGACGTTCAGGCCGAGTGGGACAGGAGCAGCATCCTCGGCGAGGGCGGCGTGCTTCCTTCGCGCATCGCCACGAAGATGGGCCTGAACTGCGCCAACCCCGACGTGTACTTCGGCGGCGCCAGGACGAGCGTCGCCGAACTGAACGACCAGGGCGTGGACTTCGAGATGATCGCCGGCCTGATCATCAACCAACTCTGACCATCGCAAGGATAGGGTTCACGGTGGACCCTATCCTTGACCCATGGGTAGGATTGTCCTACCTTCACACCGTCCCCGCAAAGGAACATCCCATGACCAAGCGTGACTTCGAGTTGATCGCCTCCGTCGTGCGCGAGATCAGCGAGCGCGGCACCCGCGCTCAGGTGGCCGAAGCCTTCTGCGGCAGGCTGCTCCTGCTGAATTATAGGTTCGACCGCAACCGCTTCCTCCGCGCCTGCAACGTCGAGCCGGCGCCGGCCGGCTGGCTGGTGGTGTGACATGCGCAAGCCGCACAACAACGCCCCGATCCACTGCGTCATCTACTGGCCCAGCGATGCCGGCAATCCGTTCATCGAGTGGTTCCACTTCCACCGGCAGGGGTTCGTGCCCGATGGGCCGAGTGCCAGCATCACGCTGTTCACCTTCTGGCTCGGCGCCAGCGCCGATCCGGAGGGCTGACCATGGACACCTATCGCTGGCGCACCCTCCCCTGCGGGTGGGTCCTCGAACAGGAGACGGACGGCACACGCCACCGCATCTCCATCTTCTCGCCTGACCTTCAGGACTGGCTGATCATCTGGCCCTGGCAGAGCAAGTGGATGGCGACCATCCGCTTCTTCGCCATGCTGATCATGCTTCGCATCAAAGGGAACTGACTGGGCTGCACCGCCCCATAGGGTTCACGCTGAACCCTATGCAGCGATGCAATCCTGCATCGGAACGGAGAACCGTCATGGCAACCATCCTTCACGTCAGCAAGACCACACCCGAGCCCGAGATCACGCACATCGACATCCGGCTGAGCGCGGATGAAGCGTGGCTCATCGGCGGCCTCGTCGCCCGCCTCAACGGCTCGGTCGAGCGCGCGATCACCGGCAAGAAGGAAATCCTCTCGCCCAAACTGTTCAACACCTTCATCAACGCGCTCGGCGTCGCCCCGTTCAACGACGGCAGCCAGTGCCTTGCCATCGTGCCGAACTGTCGCTGCGTGGATGATCGCGGCTACTCGACCACCGCCACTCTGATCTCCGACCCCGCGCCGATCAGGGTGGTTGGGCCGAGCGGATACGCCGCCTCCCTCAGCGCCGAGCAGGCCGCGAGCAAGATCGAGAGCCTGCTCCGCGAGAACGACAGACTTCGCGCGAGATGCGCAGTCGTGGTGAACAACGTGTACTACACCCACGCTGAGGCGGAGAGGAAGATCAAGGACGACGCCGCCGAGATTGCCCGGCTGAAGGACGAACTCGCCAAGGCGAAGAAGGACGGCGATCTCTGCGTGGTGTACGCCGGCAACAATGAGTACAGCCTGACGCAAGCGGCCGACCGCATCGAGAAGCTGGAGCGCCAGCAAGCGACGCTGCTCGACAAGATCAGAGGCGCGATCAGGAACATCGACGCGGCGAGGCTCGACCTCGCCTGACCAATCGCCAGGGTTCATCGTGAACCCTGGCTATCCCCCGCAAAGGATACGAACATGCACGAACTCTGGCAGGCCATGATCCACATGGTCACCCTCGACCCGCTTTCTTTCAGCGTCGGCGCAGCCCTCGCCGTGTCGGTCACCGCTGCGCTGCTCATCATGTTCGATGACTGAGCGATGACCCAGCAGGCACTCAACGAATTGATCGCTGACCTTGCCGCCGGCAGGGTCAAGCACCGCCGGGACACCGGCTTCCGGAGGATGGTCCTCCGCACCGCCCGTCAGGTCGGCGATCCCGTGCCCATCCCCGGTGGGTGGGTCGTGCATGTCCGCGCCGAAGGGACGCGGGCCAGCATCGTCGTGCGACACGACCGCCTGGACATGCCGCTCGACTTCTTCCTGGACCGAGACGCGCCGCCCGGTTCATCGTGAACCCAACATCGAAAGGACAGGACATGCTTCCCGCAAACGCATACCTGCTGGGGTGGATCGCTGCCATCGCCAGCCTCCTGCCGGCAGGCCGGTATCGAAAGACGCTGCCCGCCATCGGCGATGGGCGCCTCAACGCGCTGGCCCGCAAGGCATCGCTGCCCCGCTGGCACTGGCCCACCGCGCTGGCCAATCACCCAAACCCGATGCGGGCCGCGCGCGAACACGCTCTCCGGCAGACCGGCTGGAAGCAGACCGAGGTGGACAAGCATGGCTACGCCACCTTCAGGGCGGGCCGACAATACCTGCGCGTCGGTCCGTTCGGCGCCATCTACCTGGGCAAGAACGGGTGGGACCAGATGCCGCGCGACGCGCGCGAGGAACTGACGGAGCGTGGGCGCGATGCCATGATCCAGTCCGCAGCGGAAGACGCGCGATTGCTGGCGGAGCGCAGGCGAGAGACCATCAACCGACACTTCAGCAAGGAGCATCACCCATGAAGACCCGGTCCACCAACGGCTTCGTCATCTGCGACAAGGGCGAACCCAGGCGCAGGAGGGCGGACGACGGACGCACCTACACCTGGACATTCCGCATCACCGAGATGGAGACGATCAACGCCTTCACCAAAGAAGGTTTCGTGTTCGACGCGGACCGGGTGATGGTGCGGCCTGCCAAGCTGGTCGTGTCCTTCAAGGAATAGGGTTCACACTGAACCGAATGGAGGACAACATGCGCAGCCGACTATTCCGCCGGCTGAAGATGATCGAGAAGCGTCGGCGCCGGGAAGCGCTGACGCACGGCCCGCCTCGCAAGCCCAGGCCTCCTGCCGTGCAGCGGAGGGCCCGATACCTTCGGGAGGAACTGACGTGAACATGCTCGCCATGCTCAACGCGAAGGTGCAGTGGCAGGTTTCACCGCACGTATCCCGCTTCACCGCGAAGAAGGAAATCCGGTGGCTGGTCGAGATCAACGACCCGCTCTCCGGCAGGAGCAGCGTCGTGTCCGCACACTTCAAGACGCGAAGCTCGGCCGAGTGGATCGCCAAGAAGTTGAACGAAGGCATGGTCCCCGCCGACTACGGGTTCCACATCACCCACCAACTGATGGACTGACCGGGCGATCCATCGGCCCGCCGGCTCGAAAAAAATACCGGGCCGGCGCACCGAGGGATTGATCGTGTGGCAACATCACACTATCATACAACCCTCGCCGCCGTCACTGGCGAGACTACCAACCCAACCTGGAGAACATCATGTCCAACGCCATCAACATCGCCTCCGCCGCCGCCGACATCGTCGCGCCGTTGCTGGAGGCGGACGAGGAACTGAAGCACAAGAAGGAGACCACGCAGCACAGCGCGCAGGTCATCGACCAAGCGACGGTCGGCGCCTACGCGCGTGCCGCCGTCGTCATCTCCGGCCTGATCGAGCAGGGCGCGTGGACGACGGGCAAGCAGAAGGGCGGGATCATCTCCGCCTCCGCCGCCCTGAAGGACGCGGTCGCCGCCGAGGCCGCCGCGAAGGGGCTGTCCAAGGCGAAGGCCAAACGCGTGGTCGAGAAGGCCGCCGCCCTGGTCGAGCCCAAGTCCAAGGCGCGCATCGACGCCGTCGCTGCCGCCGCCAAGGAGGGGCATGTCGCCGTCGTGAAGGCGCTGGCCGAGCGCGAGATCACGAAGGAGAAGCACATCCTCGTGCATGTCGAGACGCCCGAGCCGCCGGACCCGGTGCTGCGCCTGATCAAGGCCATCGGCAAGGTGGATGGTGCCGACTACAAGCGGCTGGTCAAGGAGATCGTGAACCACGCGATCATCGACGACATCCTGGTCGAGGCGAACAAGACCACGCCGGCCGAGCGCGAGGCCGCGCGCAAGGCGGAGGCCGCTACCAAGTCGAACGCCGCCGCCAAGGCGGCCGAGGCCCGCAAGGCCAAGGCCGAGAAGAAGGCAGAGCCGCAGGCCAAGCCGGTGCCGAAGCAGAAGGACAAGAAGAAGAAGGCCGAGCCGGCGCCGGCCGAGCCGGACTTCACCTGATCCTGAATGGGAGGGGGCAACCCCTCCCATTTGGTTCATCGTGAACCGAAGGAGAAAGGTCAGTGCCGCTATACGACACCCGAGACGTGGAGAGGCTACTCAGAGGGCAACTGTCCAGCCAAGCGATGTCCAGCGATCAACGCAAGGAACTCGAACGACTACTGATGGGGAACGCCACGACCAGCGTGGCTTATGATCCGTACACTGGGCGAACGACCTACCAACTTGATCCATACAGGACCGCCAGTTCGGCGGCCGACAAGAAGCCCGATCTCGTGCCGGCTTCCGAGCGAGAGAGGATCGCCAACTCCGACATCGCCAACGCCAGCCTTCTGCTCACCACCGAGAAGCTGCGCGCCATGCTGGTGGCGGGCGAGAAGATCAGTTTCTCCTGGGCTATCCAAGACGGGATGTCTTCGCAGGAGATGCGAAGCGTCAAGTCCGAGGCCGCCAAGGAGGCGCTGAACGCAGCCAAGCAAGTGATGCTCGGCTGCGCCATCAACTGCGCGATGGCTGTCATCATCGAGCATCGAGACACGATCCTCGACTGCGGCATCTTCAAGCCGGAAGAGTGGGTCGAGATCATGATCAAGGCGCACGAGGACGGAACACTTTCCGTCGATGTCGTGCCCGACGCGCCGACCCGGGCGATGCGCCCGGTCAATCCACCCGAGGCAAGCACCAGTATCCCGATGAGCCACCCGCTCGTCGGCTCCTACAAGCCCGGGTAAAGAAGTGTAACATCGCTGGTGCTGCGCCTGGATAGGGTTCATCATGGACCCTATCTAACGATCCGTGCTGCCTGATCGGCAGCCGGTATCTTCGAGTACCGTGCTGCCCGGTAGGCAGCAACCATCCCCGCAAAGGATAGACAGATGACCGAGAACCCGTATGCCGTGACCGCCACCGAGGCGGGCGAGGCGATCTACCACAACGCCAAGACCCTGTTCGAGGGCGGGCCGTACATCCCGCTCATGCTCTGGGGTGACCCCGGTATCGGCAAGACGCAGGCCCCCATCGCCGCCGCCCGCCGGCTCGGCGCCCGCCTGATCTGCCAGCATGTCGCCGACCGCGAGCCGACCGAGATGGGAGGCATCCACTGGGAGAAGAACGGACAGATGGTCCGGCTGCCGCCGGCCGACTACCCGATGGACGACCAGCCCACCATCCTGTTCTTCGATGAGGTGCCGCAGGCACCGATGATGAACAAGAACGTGCTGGCCCGCATCGTGCTGGACCGGCAGATCGGCGAGTTCCGCCTCGGCCCGAAGGTCTATGTCTGCTGCGCCGGAAACTACGCGCACAACCGGGCCGGCACCACGCCCATGCCCGCCCATCTTCAGGCCCGCCTTACGCACCTGGATGTGGTGCCGTCGAAGGATGGCTGGCTGGAGTGGGCGTACACCAACCGGGTGCACCCCTTCGTCACCGCCTACCAGTCCGACAAGCCGGAGCATCACCACAAGGCGGACCCGAACAACCCGGCGTCGCCCAACCCCCGCTCCTGGGTGCGCGTGTCCGACATCGAGAAGTCCGGCGTCGGTGGGCAGGCGCGCAAGGCGCAGATCATCGGGACCATCGGCACCGAGGTCGGCACCAGCTACCTGATGCGTGCCGAACTGTACGGCTCCATGCCTGCCGTGGCGGACGTGGTGAAGGACCCGAAGGGCACCGATCTCCCGTCCAACCGTGGCGTGATGTACGCCCTGGTCGAGGCGCTGGCGGCCGAGGCCACGCCCAAGAACATCGGCGCGATGATCACCTACACCTCGCGCTTCGTGAACGATGAGGAATATCAGGTTCTCTTCATCCGCTCGGCTCGCGCCCGCAACCCGGCCATCACCTCGGCCTCGGCGTACCGGGACTGGGCCATGAACCCCAAGGTCCACGCCATCCTGTAGGGATGGGTGGCGGAAGCTCCGCGTTCCGTCCACGCCATCCTGTAATCCGGTCCGCATTCTCGGACCCTCGTGGCTGGCCAGGGAAGGGCGCCTGATGCCCTGTCCCTGGCCGGCGCCCTACCCCACCGCCCACCACCCTTCAGGCAGGCCAGCGCCCAGCGCTGCGCCTCGCCGATAGGGTCTGCTCCGCAGATGCAGATACGGTTCATCATGCACCGTATCTTCCCGCATCCTGAACCCCATGGAGATACCCATGACCAACCTGTCCGGATACCGTCTGGCCGACCGCGCGATGCTGGTCAGCCTCAGCATCAAGGCTTGGGGCGGGCAGCGCCTCGACCAGGGCGAGACCCGCCGCGTGGCCGACGACAACAAGGCGGCCAAGAATGCGGTGCGCGTGACCAAGGACTTGGTCGGCGACGCGCTCGACCCCGTGCGTCAGAGCGAGCGCGCGATGCGCGAGGTGCATCGCCGCTACACGCTGCCCTGGGCGGACGACCAGACCCGCCTGCTCCCGACCAAGGTGTGGGAGGAATACCAGCAGGAGATGGGCGCGCTGGTGCGTAACCATGAGGACAAGGTCATCCCGTCCTTCGTCAGCCGCTACCACACCGAGGTCATCCCCGGCGCGCGCCAGCGGCTCGGCTCCCTGTTCCGGGCCGAAGACTTCCCGGCCGACGTGTCCAACAAGTTCGGCGTCTCGCTTCGCTTCCTGCCGGTGCCCGAGGCGGGCGACGTGCGGGTCAAGATGTCCGATGTCGAGATCAAGGCGCTGCGCCAGGAGGTGGAGGACGCCACGCGCGAAGCCTTCGAGCTTGCCAACCGCGACATCATGGACCGGCTGACCGCGCCGCTGTCCCGCCTCGCCGAGGCCATGCGTGAGTACGGCCCCGGCAAGCGCCTGTCCAAGGCACTGCTGGAGAACGTGGCGGACATCGCCTCCCTTGCCCCGGACCTGGACCTGACCGGCAGGCCCGAGGTCTCCGCCCTGGCGGAGGAGATCAACGCCCTGGTCACCGACCGCAGCGCGCCGATGCTCGCCGCCAACCCCCGTGCCCGTGCCAGCGTGGCGGCTGAGGCTGACCGCCTCATCGCCAAGATCGCCAACATCTTCTGAGGATCATGAAATGACCCGCGAACCCAAGGGCGCGAAGCTGAAGCGCGCCCGCATCGCCCTGATCCGTAACGACAGGGCTCTCATGGAGCGGCCCCACCTCCTGGCCGTACGCCGTGTTGAGGTGATGGACGACCCCAACTTCACCGCCATGACCAACGGC